GTATAGCATCTGGATTAATGTCTGCATCTAGCAAAAATTGTGCTAGGTCCTCTGAGTCTGGAGTTTTATTGCCACCTGCAGAAGTATTTGCTAGAAAACTTTGCGTTAATGCACCGCTCATTACTATGTTGTTGTATTCTAATCTGGCTTTTTGATTTCCAAAGTTCATACCAATAGTGGCTTTTACTTTGTCAAAGAACTGACCGCCTGTAATGGTTCGGTATACATCACCTGCTGATTGGAGCCAAGAAGGACCTTCTTCTTCTGCAACAATCTTATTCTGTTGAACTACTTCCGAAATTTTCATTATGTTTCCCTTGAGATTCTTTTATAACTTTTTTAATACCACGGGAAAACTTTTTAGTATCTTTACTGCGAATACTATTAATAAGTCTATTAGTTAAATCCTTAGCAATCTTATCGTCATAATTGGTCTCAATTTGCTCTATAAGATTGATTGCACTATTAATAACATGCTCGCCACGATTTTCTACAACATAGTCTTTTGACCTGTCAACAGAAATAGAATTTAATTCTTCTAAAATGCTTCTTGTTTTACGCATGTTATTCCTTTGTGATATTACTATGAGTATTTATCACTTTTTACTTTTCAGAAAGTCTCTTAACTGTAAGCCTGCTTCTACAACATCCTGTGCAGACGAGTCATCAGAGTTAATTGTACTGGTTCGTTTGAGTTGATCTACTAAAGTGTTAGTAGTCATTGTGAGAGTATCTTCGTCACCTTCATCTAGGTCTTCAATACGCAATGTATCTGGATTAAACTTCAAGTCTACTTTACTGCCTACACCACTACTAGAACGTGTTTTCATAAACTGTATCTGATATCTACCACGTTCTCTCATAGCATTACTTGTAAATATGCCCACAACATTATCTGCTGTTTGTATTTTACTAATACCACCTGCAATATGATGATGATCAAATTCTATTTCTTCTACAGCACTTCTGTTTAACTGCGATGCTGTAACTAACAGTAATTCTCGTTCTTGTGCTAAGTTACGCAACTCTTCGGATACAAACTTATCTTTAATAAATGTGTTTTCTGCACTAATCTTTCCGCTTATAGGCATCATTAAGTCTAAGTAGTCAACCAATAAACAATCTACTTTAACACCCGATTGTATCTCATACTCTCGCAAAAATGCTCTAAGATCGTTAGTAGTAATACCACTATTCATATACTTGACTCTAAACTTACCTGCTTTTTTGCCTTTCATACGCACTTTTAAATCTACGTCGTCAATATTTTTCATAATATCTTTGGCGGCATATTCACTAACCATGCCATCTAAACGCATACTAATTAACTGTTCACTAAGTTCTAAACTAACATATACAACATTAAGTCCTGCTAAACTCCAGTTTACACCAAAGTTTTGTAAGAACAAACTTTTACCAGCACCTGAACCACCTGCAAAGATTGTAATCTCTCCTCGATTAAGTCCTCCATACAGTTTTTGATCTATTCCTTTCCAGCCTGTGCTTACTGCACCACTTTGTTGCTTGATCCATTCTAATCTTTCTTTAGGATTCTCAAAGTAATCTAGACCTAAGTCTTTTACAAGACTTACTTCCATTGCTCCTCTAATCTTTTGTTCAACAGTACCATAGTCCTGTTTCTCTAATAAGTCTGTACTTTCAATGATTGCAGTTTCCATTGCTTTGTGTCTGCAAAAAGTTTCAAACTCATCCATAAACCATGTTTGATGCTCTGGTGTTATGTTTTGTATTTCTTCAAATCCTAACCCGCCTACTGCATTTATTTGCTCAAGGTTAGGCATGGCATTATAATCTTTGCTATGAGATATCAGCAAATCAACAGTAGGTCTAAACTTTCTACTAAATGCATCTGCATTTACAATGTTTTGACATCTTGCAAATAAATCATGATCACTAATTAAAAACTGTATAAACAGTCTTTGTATATCTTCGTTGTATTCTTTTATTTCACTCATTTTTTAGCCACGATGTTTTCTCTAGTTAAACGTTTAGCAACATTCCTACCAAATACTTTTTGTCCTTCTTCTGTAGGTGATGTTCCACTCATATGATGTTCAGATAATACACTAGACGGCATATTCAAATACCAATGTGTCTTTGTTGTCATATATGGGTGATACACACTTCTTAACACATCACCATCTGGCAAGTGTGCTGTTTCTCTAACAATTATTCTAGCAACACAATGATATGCTCTAGTAAACAATGCTATTGTGTTAATTGCTTTTGCTTGATCGTTATATACTTCAGTATCTCCACGTAAATCTGTCCATGCATTTAATTTTGAATGTTGACGTTTTACTAGTTCTAAAAAGTGTTCTGTAGGATTTGCCCTTAGTTCCTCATCTGCTATCCATTGATTACCAGTATCACCACATACATTTACATGTGTGCCGTACTCTGGAATCCAAAGTGTTTGATTATAAGGATTAGGAAATTCTATAATGAATACATTGTTTCTAACATTTCTCACAAATTCTTCTTCATCAAAAGGACCTATTTTATTGATAAAATTAAAAAACGATTGTAATATTCTTTCGGAACTATTATATGGCTCAGCCATATTCTGGAAACTATCAAAACTTGTTGCTACTACATTTGCCCAAGAAAACTCACCTCTTGTCATCTCTGTACCATCAACATATAAATTTTGTGCCATATTTATTACTTTCCTTTTAAGTTACTTAGTTAAAACATCTTAGATTTTACTTGAATCTTGATCTTGTTACTTGTTGCATTTTTTATAATGCTGTTTATTGTTGCAAGTCTACCATACCTAAGTACGGCATCTGCGGCATCTTTACAGTCTGTGTGCCAGTCTGGAAAACTTACTTCCCAGCCCAAAACAACTGCTTGTTCTACTAATTCAATACCTGCTTCATCTTTATCAGGACACACTATAACACGTTTTCCTAACTTGTCAATTAAGTGTGCTTGTTCTGGTGTTACATGATTGCCTTGAACAGCAATACCATCAATCATAATAGCATCAAATACACCTTCAGTAACAATAACAATTTCTCTATCGTTATTTGCAAATGCATCAATGTTAAACACATAACCACTTGGCATGTTATGTAAGTATTTAGGTGTCTCTTTATCTGGTGGTGCAATATGCCTTGCTGTCCAACCTATTAGTTCGCTGTTATATGTAAATGGAACAACTATTCTCTTTCTGTTTGGTAAGTCATTTATATGCAGTAGCGGATATATACCTAGTATGCCTCTGTCTCTGGCATACTCTTTTAATGGATTGCCGTCAGGTAATGATTCAACCATTTCTGTGTTTTCTGGAAGTTCAATTGTTTCGAATGCTTTGAAGTTATAGACATAATCGTTTGTGTCAGTGTCTTGTAAAAGTTCACTATTCTGCATAAGCGATATTTGTACGTCATGAATTGTCTTAGAATCTGCACCTAACTTGTCTGCTAGTTCTCTGTACTTTCTTCCTAAGTGAGGAGTAGGACTCCAGCCTGTAGTGTAACTGCAATTGAAACAGTGATAACTTATTTTAGGACCGCCTGTGATAATGCCTGCACGTTTTCTTGTATCAGAACACATAGGACAATCAAACGTCCTCCAACCACTTGGAGTAGTATTCGTTCTAACGGGTAAGTTATCTAATAATAACCTATGTACAGATTCTACAATGTGTTCGACCATGCGTTATTATAGCATAGTTAATACAAAAGTCAACTAGTTTCTTAGTAAAACTTTAGTTAAATTAGCAGTTGTGTCACTCACAGTTGGCTTACTAACTACTCTAATCCAATTAGCACTAACAGTAAATGTTGATGTTCTAATTTGTGTGTTTGCAGTCATATCAATGTGTTTTACATCAAACCAATCGTTACTTGTATCATCCGAATCTGGTACACCTGAAATTAGGCTAGCCTGGACTGTTACTTGTCCTGTATATGCAGAAGTAGGATATACTGCTACAGTATGCTGGCAATTTTGAAAATTCTTTTCTAGGTTACCGTACATAGCATTAGAAACGTAAACATTTGCATTAGCGCCAGTATCAGTATCTGCAGTTTGCAAGAATGTAAGGTCTTCTTGTGTTGCAACAGGATCTTGGACTACTTGGTCTGTTACTTCTATTTCAATTCTAGCATTGCCTTGCTGATCACTATACAAAGGTAGGTAAGTTTGGTCGTTTTGATCATTCTTAACTATATGCATATGATATAAGCCTTGCTTAACATTCTGTAAATCACCGTCTGTTAATATTAATTTTACAACACCAACATCAGACGTATGTTCTAATTTCTTAGTAACTAGTCTTCCTTTGTTTGTTGGTGAGACGATATATGCATACAAGTTGTCTGCAAAAACGTTTGTTTTTTTTCTGTCCTTATTTGTGATGCTAAAAAGTAATTCGTTGTTAACACCCTTATGGACTTTTAATTTTCTGCTGTTCATAGGTCTGTTATCCAAAATAATTTGTGTATCTGTTGCCACTAAATCCACTATAGTGTCAAAAGAGTACAGTTTTGCTGTAAAGTTGCTCATAACTGTATTTATCTGATTTTGTATTTGGTAAATACAGTTGCATGACAGAAATAACTACCGAAATCGAATTTTTAACAGGCATTAAATATGCTGGCAACGAGTATGTTGGAATAGTGGTAAACACTGACAACCAGATACTCACATTTTATGATGCCGATATGATTGGAAGTAAAGATTTAAAACGTGAGTTTTTAGAACTTGGTAATATTTGGTGGTGGGAATCTAATCGTATGCTACCTATAGATGTGTTTTTACATCATGAGATGAAACCGTTTTATCCTTTCTTAAAAACTTTTGCAATGAAAGATGTAGAAATTTTGTTTGGACCTGTTACTAGTTTACAGAATTTAATTAAGAAAAGAGTTAAGAGACGTTCTATTCAACTAGTTAGAAAGACTGACTAACTAACCTTCACACAACAAATTAAGTTGCACAATAATTGCTACAGCATAAGAATATGAGTGAGACTTTTTAAAGAAATAAGTATCATTTTGTGTTTTAGTCCAAACACTTGCTTCTATTTCTTCCCAACTTTTACCAACCAAGTATCTTTTACCTGGCCTTATCAGTGCAAGAATCATTGCTAGTTGTTCAACACTTGTAGGTAAATGCTGTTTAACAATATCATAATGGTTATTAATATGAAATAGTTTTTCTACAACTTCTTCATGTTCAAACAATTCCCACATAGGCTCTGTTGCTAACAGTCTATCTAAGTGTGCTTCATCTTTGACATCTTTATATATGCTGTTATTGAGTACGTCTAATTTAAACCATCCGTCCTCTTCTGCTTGTTTGTGGTCTATTGTGCTGAAACCTTCTACTGGAAAGAAAGGAATGTT